CATGCATAATAGCTCTAGCTTCGGCTAACACGTCTTTCTTAATTTTAGACATTTAATAAACACACACTTTCTTTTATTTATTATAAATCGCTCTTTACACACTATAATATAGCACTTACTACTTACTTACTTGCAAAGTCGATAAATTTCTTAACGTCTTTAATAGATGCATTCTCATTTTGCACATCTGTCCAAAGATTCTTATAGTAATCAATATCAGATTTTGCAATATTACCATCTTGGATAGCTTTTTGCAGATTAGTGAAGAATTCTCCTTGCATACCCATTGCGGCTAACCGATAATCTTCATTTGTCAGTGGCTCTTCTGCCTTTGGTTCCTCTGTCTGAGTTTTAACTACATCATCTTTAGCTGACTTTTCAATGACTTCATCTACAACTGTAGACGTATCATCTTTAGCTACTTTATCAGTATCTTCTTTGCCAGCAGACTTCTCAACAGATTCTGCATGTTGCTTATCTTCAAGTTTAGCTGATTTAACAGCTACTTTCTCTGGGTCAGCGTCTTTAGGTGTAGGTTGAACCTCTTCCTCTGGCAAAAGCTTCATTGCTTTGCTTACAAATGGAATTAATGATTCTTGCATACTATTTACAGTACCTTGAATGGATTCTACTTTGTTATCAGATTTTTCAACTCTAGCTAAAATCTCATTATAAGATTTAGTAATAACGTTATAGGACTTAGTAATAACGTCCAAAATCTGATTAGCAGTTTCATTAGACATAGAAACTACTCCCTCAGATTTCTTTAGCTCGGTTTCTTTGGTAGAATCTTTCTCAACTTCTGTATCTTTAGAAGCTTTCTTAGCAGAAGCGGCTTTAACATCTTCTACTGGTTCAGTTTCCTTAGTATCTTCTGCCTTATCTTCTGCTTTGGTATCTTCCTTAGCTTTAGGTTCTGCCTTAGGCTCTTCTTTAGGAGCTTTATCTTCTTGCTTGTCAGGTTCTTTTTGTGGTTCCTTTTCAGCAGTAGGTTTAGCTTCCTCTTTAGCCTTAGGTTCTTCCTTTTCAGCTTTCGGAGTTTCCTCCACTTTATCTTCTGTCTTAGCGTCTTTAGCATCTTTAGCCTTAGCTTCTTCTGCTTCACGCTTTTTAGTATCTTCGTCTATCTTTTTACCAGCTTCTTTAAACTTTTCAATGATAGACTTGTTAGCTTCTTCAATAGTTACCATTTAAAGACCTAAACTCCTTTCACATTTCTACCAATAAAATCAAATGCTTCATCATGACTAATGCCCTCACTTAATTGTAGAATCAGTGCTAAACCATTCTTATTAAGTGTGCCATTAGCTCTCATATACTTCTCTGCTTCTCCTAGAATATCGTTGCCATTGTAACGTGATGTTACATAAGTAAGAGTAGTAATTGCATTAGCTACATCTTTAGTGGTTCCACCTGCTAAAGATTCACGTCTAATTGCCGAAACATTCTCCATAGCGTTCGGGTCAATTACATAACCCTCATAAGCAGATTTACGTGTAAATCCTTGCCATCTAGCTTCTAAGTTTGCTGGGTGCGTTGTGACTGCAACAGCAGTTAAGGTCATACTCTTAATAACATTAGGATTGCTTGAATCCCGTTCATTAATTCTGCCCTCAACACTAAGTCCCATTGAACGATTGCTTAGGGAATCTTTTTGTAAAGCTTTACTTAAATTCCATACTTCTTGTGCTTTGGGACTATCTTTATAAAGCAAACCCTCTAAATATAAACCATGATTATCTACATGCATTTTATGAGGAACAGGTTCCCCAATAATGTTTGCCGCTTCATGCACATGTTCATAGGTTATCCAACCGCTCTTTTCAAAATAACTGTAATCAATACCATCTGGTAATATTTGTTCGCCATCAGTATCTACAGCATCTGTTGAAGCATACCCTGAAATGTACCATTTCTCATCAGACGTATCATCATCTGATTTGGAAATTGTAATCTTAGGAGTAAAGGTTTTTACATATGTATCTTCTGACACTTATTAACCACCACCTTATTTTGCAACTAGGATACTTCTCCTGCTATCTATAATTTAGCACAACGAATAAGTAAATCACTTTCATATCCCAGAATTAACTAGCTAATCAGCAACTAGTTGGTCATAATACTGTTTAAACAGTCTACTTCTTCTTGTAGTTCTTACCGCCTTGACCAGCTGAATTTGTATTTTCTACATTCTTAGCTTGTCCATCTTTACCAGTTCCAGTTTGATTTTCTTTTCCACTTGGTTTTGCTGGCTTACCATCTAATCCTTTTTGCATATCTTGATATGAAAGATTAGAAATATCTGGAGCATCTGGCTGAGTTACTACCTCTTGAATATGTTGGTCAAGCAATTGCAATCTAGTTTGCTGTTCTTGCGATTTCAATACTTGTTGTTGCTGTACTTGTCCTATATGTTGAATTAGAATTGAGTTTTCAACTACATCTCCAACTGAACCTAAGCTCTTCATACCTCTGCTTAACCTAATTTCATTAACAGTAGCGTAAGAATTAAGTTTCTGTACATCAAGAGCTACCTCTTGCATACGATTGTTAATATCGCCACCAACAAACTCAAAAACATAATTGCTACCAACTAAACGATAAATAATCTCATTTGTAATAAAATTAGCAATCAACTTAAGCAATGGGGTTAAGCCTTTATCCTTAGAAGTTGAAATCTTGTCCTTGTTATTGGATTCATTTAGTGAATTAGATTTTGAACCAGTAGTACCACCACGATTGGTCATACCAATTTCTGAGGGGTCAATACAGTAGATAGCACAAATAACATTAGTAAGATAGTTAAACCATCTCTCAAACTGCATATCTTGCGCTTGTGGAGTTAAGTTAACAAACTGAATATCATCTGCTGTAACCATTGGTATTGCCCAGGAACCAGGTAAACCTGTTAAACCAGAACGCCATGTTCGCTTAAAATTGTCTAAAGCAACTCGTCCTGGCTGACTAGAAGTTTTAACATTTAAAATACCTCTAACGGTACCACCATTAGTGAAGAAACGGTCATTGAACTGTTCTGTATTCTCTTGAGCAAATATTTCTCTTAAAGCTGATTCTAGTTCTGAACGTCCATAACCGTAAGTAACCATATCAGTAGACTTATTACGTATGAATACCCCTAACTCTTTAGTATCAAACTTAGCTACAACTTTATCATCTATTACTTGACCATAAACTTTACCTGTACGTTTACGTCTGCCGTTCTTATCTGATAAGTAGACAAAAGTAGTTGCGTCTAGCAACTTAACATGGTCTAAAATATCATATTTAGTTGGAGTACCCTCTGGGGTATCGTAGATACGCTCCATTGGTACTTGGTCATAAACTAAACTGTCTTTAACTAGCTTACGCAAGAATGACTTAAAATCATCTCTGTTTGGGTCATAGTTTTTACCCATATAACGCAAAAAATGCATACAGTAGTTAATACTCTTTTGTTGGTCTGGAGTAGGCTTTGCACCATTTTGCAGTCTAACACGATAGCCAACACCATCTTGTGCAGTTTCAGCTGGCTGGGCATAATTGGTAACTTGGTTAATTCTGGTATTGATAATTGCAGTTACAATTGGATTATTGGAATAAGCTCTTAAAACACCAACAACATTACGTGGTACAGAACGTGATACTTTTCTGGCATAGCCTTGAGTATTGGTTTGAATATTAAATGAACCTAATAAGAAATCATCTATTGGGTCGTCAATACCTTTTTCTTTACCATTATAGCTTTTTGCTACTGTTTCATTATCAGCTGTATAGTATTTATCTGCTTTATCAAAAAACCAATCGTCATTTTCTTCTGGCAAGGATAAGTTCTCTGTGTCTGATTCTTTAATGCCACGTATCTTTTGTAGCCATGTACGATTATCTGCCACTGTTATCGCCCTCTAACGTATAATAACTAAAGGAACGCTTGCCATATACCTGCCCCTTTCTCAATCTATGCGTTACTTTCTTTTCCATAGTTTCGCTGGCATAGCTAAAAACTTTTGGAGAAGAAAGTATTAAATCAGCTGAATAGCAATAATACCTATGATGTTCATCAACCGTTAATACCTCATTGCTATTATCTAATTTACACAGAACTCTGCATGTCTTGTTTTCTTCTGGTGTGCTATACATGCGTAAGACTTTTCCACCTATATGATTGTAATAGGTAATGATATATACCCAATCATTGTCATGTTCAGTTCCACGATATTTAGCCTTAGCCATTAGCCACCGTCTATCTTCAATTCCCGACACATCAACACCTACCAATCATATTAATCAATATTATTATAAC